ACTGGGTCATAGACAAATGTGAAGGTTGGCGTAATCACTACGAGTCTAACTACTCACAGAAGTTTGATGAGTACTATCGCCTATGGCGTGGACAGTGGGCATCAGAGGACAAGACCAGAGAGTCTGAACGCTCTAAGATTATATCCCCTGCTCTACAACAAGCAGTTGAGTCATCCGTAGCGGAACTAGAGGAAGCTACATTTGGTCGTGGTAAGTGGTTCGACATTGAAGATGACGTTACGGACCAAGAGAAGCGTGATATAGCCCTTCTACGTGAAACCTTATATAAAGACTTCAAAAAGAATAAAGTCCGTAAGAGCGTAGCTGAGTGCCTTATAAACGCGGCTGTATTCGGCACAGGTATTGCTGAAGTAGTCCTAGAGGAAGAAAAAGAGTTTCAACCTGCTACACAGCCTGTTATGGGTGGTGAATTAACAGCAGTTGGTGTCAACATTGTAGATAAGACCTGTGTTAAGTTACGCCCTGTAATGCCACAGAACTTCCTTATTGACCCACTAGCTACGTCTGTAGACGATGCCTTAGGCTGTGCAGTAGATGAGTTTGTCTCTATGCACTCCGTAGAGCAACTACAGGAGCAGGGTGTCTACCGTAACATCTTCGTAGGTGAAGCCGCTTCGGACTTTGACATTGAACCAGACAAAGACTTAGCTGTATATGATGATGATAAGGTACGCTTGACTAAATACTACGGATTAGTACCTCGTCACCTCCTAGAGAAAGCACAGAAAGAAGATGATGAAGGTGAAGTAGAGGAACTAGTTGCTAGTGAAGAAGATGATTCCTACTACGTAGAAGCTATCGTTGTTATTGCTAATGACGGTACTTTACTTAAAGCTGAGTCTAATCCATACATGATGGGTGACAGACCTATCGTTGCATTCCCGTGGGATGTCGTTCCTAGCCGTTTCTGGGGCAGAGGGGTATGTGAGAAAGGGTATAACTCTCAAAAGGCGTTAGACGCAGAACTACGCGCTAGAATCGATGCTCTTGCATTGACTATACACCCTATGCTTGCAATGGACGCTACACGTATGCCTAGAGGTGCTAGACCAGAAGTACGTGCAGGTAAAGTTATCTTGACAAATGGTTCACCCAGTGAAGTCATACAGCCGTTTAACTTTGGTAATGTTAGTCAAGTAACCTTCGGACAAGCCGCTGAGTTACAGAAGATGGTACAGACAGCCACAGGTGCTATTGATTCAGCGGGTATCTCTGGTTCTATCAATGGTGAAGCTACTGCCGCAGGTATCTCTATGAGCCTCGGTGCTATCATTAAGCGTCATAAACGTACATTAATTAACTTCCAAGAGTCATTCCTAATTCCATTCGTAACTAAAGCCGCACACCGTTATATGCAGTTCAACCCTGAGAACTACCCTGTTGCGGACTACAAGTTCCACACTTCAAGTAGCTTAGGTATCATTGCCCGTGAGTATGAGGTTACACAGCTTGTACAGTTACTGCAGACTATGAAGCCAGACAGCCCAATGTACTCACAGTTGATTATGTCAATCGTTGATAACATGAACTTGGCTAACCGTGAGGAACTAGTAGCGGCTCTACAACAAGCTAATCAGCCTAACCCAGAAGCACAGCAAATGGCTATGGCGGCGCAACAAGCACAGATTGAGTTCCAGAAGTCACAGACTGCGGCACTACAAGGTCAGGCTGTTGAGTCACAGGCTAGAGCGCAAAAACTTACTACAGAGGCTCAGGCTGTACCACAGGAACTTGAGATTGACCGTATCAAAGCAGTTACGGCTAATCTTAAACAAGGAGATGCTGATGACAAAGAGTTCCAGAAGCGTCTTAAAATATCAGAGCAGTTACTAAAAGAACGTGAAGTAGCTGTCAAAGAACAAGGAAAACCTAATGATAACACAGTACCAGTTCAACAAAGCACTGGAGGAAGTCAATCAAGCCTTCTCGAAAACTCTGAAGAGGTTGGAGGAATTGGAAGTCGCGGTCCAAGACCTTAAGAAAACTAAAGAGGTAAAGCCGAATGCCAGTAAAAAAACGAGACCCAAGACTAGCTAGAGCAGGAGTCTCTGGCTTTAACAAACCTAAGCGTACACCTAGCCACCCTAAGAAGTCTCATGTAGTGGTGGCTAAGGAAGGTGACAAGGTTAAGACTATACGTTTTGGTGAGCAAGGAGCAAGCACAGCGGGTAAGCCTAAGTCAGGTGAATCCGCTAAGATGAAAGCTAAACGAAAGTCCTTTAAGGCTAGACATGGTAAGAACATAGCTAAAGGTAAGATGTCAGCCGCATACTGGGCTGATAAAGTTAAATGGTAACGAGGAGATAACTATGCCATACGGTAAAGGTACATACGGTAGTAAAGTTGGAAGACCACCTAAAAAGAAAACTACAACTAAAGCTAAAAAGAAGCCAATGAAAAAAGGCAAGTAATTATGCCAGTTAAGAAGAAATCCACAGTAAACAAGGCGGGTAACTACACCAAGCCTACTATGCGTAAGAACTTGTTTAATAAGATTAAGGCAGGTTCTAAGGGTGGTAAGGCAGGACAGTGGTCTGCTAGGAAGGCACAGATGCTCGCTAAGGAGTACAAAGCTAAAGGTGGAGGGTACAGGTAATGCCACTAAAGAAGTCACAGAAAAGCCTGAAGAAGTGGACTAAGGAAGAGTGGGGTACTAAGTCTGGTAAACCAAGCACACAAGGTAAGAAAGCTACAGGTGAACGCTATCTGCCCAAGAAGGCGCGTCAGGCTTTGACCAAGAAGGAATATGCCGCTACGACACGTAAGAAACGTGCTGACACCAAAGCAGGTAAACAAGTTAGTAAACAACCTAAGAAGATTGCTAAGAAAACAGCAAGACATAGAAAATAGTTCTTGACATTCTTAGTAAAATATGTTATAATATTCCTATAGTATACTTAAGTATATTATATAAATTAACAATTAAAGACTGTCCTTAAAGGAGAAACAGTAAATGAGTGATAGAGAACTAGAAAAGTATTATCGTTCCTTTGAAGAGATGTTCCGTTCAGATGGTTGGAAGAACTTACTGGAAGACATCAAAGGAAGTGCTGATAATGTCAATTCAGTCGAAGCCTGTAAAGATGACAAAGACCTTTACTTTCGTAAGGGACAACTTGTAGTCATGGCTAATATGCTGAACCTAGAAGCACAGATAGAAACAGCTAAAGAACAGCAAGAAGAACAAGAAGTGGAACTAGACTCGTGAGAGTAATGTTTGAGTTTCGCTGTGACAACGGACACTCTAACGATAAACTTGTAGACACAGAAACTACAGAAATAAAGTGTCCAGATTGCGACTTAATAGCTAGAAAAATCGTTACACCTGTTAAAATTAGTGGCGGAGACTCTTGGAAGGAAACACGGAAGTGGGCTAAGAATAGAGAGAAGCAGATTAAGTATGAACGTAAACATGGCGTAACTTTGTAACCGTAAGGACAACTCCTGACCATAGAACCCTTACATTTAATACACCTCCATAATGATATTAATCACGGAGTTTAATGATGGCAACACTAATAGATGAGCGTCCAGAAGACGTAGAAGAGAAAGACATTAACACCCTAGAAGAGACTGTACAAGACCCTCAAGTAGAGGAAACTCCTGAACAGACCGAACCAGAAGTACCTGAGAAGTATCAAGGAAAGAGTACAGCCGAAATAGTAAGGATGCACCAAGAGGCTGAAAAACTCTTAGGTAAGCAAAGTTCTGAAGTAGGTGAACTTAGAAAGGTTGTCGATGACTACATCCAGACACAACTCACCGACCAAGAAACACAAGCAACAACCGCTGACGAAGAAATAGACTTTTTCTCAGACCCCGACAAGGCAGTCGAAAGAGCGATTAATAATCACCCTAAGATTAAAGAAGCTGAAGCAGTAACTAATCAGTATCGACAAACAACAGCAATGACTCAGTTGCAAAGCAAACACCCTGATATGCAGGGAATTTTGCAGGATGAGAAGTTCGCTGATTGGATTAAGGGTTCTAAGATTAGGACAAAACTCTTTGCACAGGCAGACCAACAGTATGATTATGATGCCGCTGACGAACTCTTTTCCTTATGGAAGGAACGTCAACAGGTAGTCGGTCAAACTGCCGCCTCTGAGAAGCAAGAGCGTAAGAAGACTGTTAAAGCCGCATCTACAGGTAATGCCCGTGGTAGTGGTGAACAGTCAGCTAAGAAGGTCTATAGACGCGCAGACATTATTAAACTTATGAGAACCGACCCAGAAAGATATATGGCATTGTCCGATGAGATTATGCAAGCATATCAAGAAGGGAGGGTTAAACACTAATATTATTATTTAAGGAAGTATTATCATGGCTACATCAACATATCCCGCACAAGGCGGCACAGTAGACAACACTAGCGCGGCTACTTTTATCCCAGAAATCTGGAGTGACGAAGTCGTTGCCGCTTATCAGTCTAACCTTGTACTAGCACCACTAGTTAAGAAAATGGCAATGACTGGTAAGAAAGGTGACACTCTTCACATTCCTAAGCCTGTTCGTGGCACAGCTAACGCTAAAGCCGAAAACACTGCTGTAACTATTCAGAACGCTACTGAGTCTGAAGTACAAGTAACAATCGACAAGCACTTCGAGTACTCACGTTTAATCGAAGACATTACTGAAGCACAAGCACTTGCATCTCTTCGTCAGTTCTACACTGGTGACGCAGGTTACGCTCTAGCTAAACAAGTAGACACTGACCTGTTTGCTCTAGGTAAGTCTTTCGGGGACAACAATGCCGCTTATGAAGGCACAGGTTCTTACTTCATTGACGGAACTAACGGTTTGACTCAGTATACTGATGACACTGCTAACGGTGCTGTTGACGTATTTACTGATGCAGGTTTCCGTGACTTGATTCAAAAAATGGATGATGCTGACGTACCTATGGACAATCGTTGTCTTGTAGTACCACCATCAGTTCGTAATGCAATCATGGGCATTGACCGTTATTCTTCAAGCGACTTCGTAGATGGTCGTGTTGTAAACAATGGTCAAATCGGTAACTTGTACGGTATTGACATCTTTGTTTCTTCTAACTGTCCTGTTATTGAAGCCGCGGGCGACAACACTGCAAGTACTGTA